TAACGGTCATCAAAGGAGTCGTAGGATGCTGCAGCGGCAATGGCAGAGTTTCCTGCATTGGTCTCAGAGGTTGCAGCATTACCTTCACTCGTAGCAGCATTAGTCTCAGAGATGGCAGCAGCAGCGGCACTGTCAGCGGCTGAAGTTGCACTGCCCAGGATGCTATCAACATACGCTTTTCTTGTCAAGTCATCGTCTGTAGTGGGGGTAGCAGTCGAAGTTACTTTGTTTGCACCCATGACGATATTGCCTGTCATGGTACCACCAGACAGACTCAGTTTAGTTGCATCCTGCGTATCAGTGTAGGCTTTGGTTGCTGCATCCTGGTCGGCAGTCGGATCACCAAGTCCAGTGATCTTGCTGGTGCCCATAGCAATAGCACCAGACATCGTACCACCAGCGAGGGGAAGCTTAGTAGCAATGCTATTTGTAATCGTTGTGGCGAAGTTAGGGTCGTCACCGAGAGCAGCAGCAATCTCATTCAGGGTGTCAAGTGTGCCGGGTGCGGAGTCAATCAGGTTGCTGATAGAAGTATCAACGTAACCCTTCGTGGCCGCATCTGTAGCTCCAGAGGGAGTAGACAGGCCAGTGATCGTGCCTGCGCTACCACTGTTCATGTCCAGTGAACCATTGATGGTCACGTTGTTGAAAGTGCTGGAACCAGAACCAGCAGTCACATTGCCCGTCAGGTCGCCAGTGACATTACCCGTGACAGCACCAGTGACGTTACCTGTCAGGTTACCCGTGACGTTGCCAGTCAGAGTGCCAGAGATACCAACAGTAGCTGTGAGGTTGGTGGCAGTAACTGCAGCGGGGGTTGTACCACCAATTACAGTACTGTCAATCGTACCACCATCTACATTAACTGTTGGGAGGGTGGACACGCCAGTAACACCGAGAGTACCTGCAATGGTGGCATTCTCGTCAACAGTCAGGGTGTCAATCTTGGCAGTGCCATCGAGGTAGAGGTTCTTAAACTCAAGGACAGTAGTACCGAGATCCACATCATTATCAGTAACGGGAACAATAACACCATCCTGGAAGTATACCTGTGCTACAGGAGTAGAAGACACCTCGACAAAAACCTCTGCACGGTTGCTAGAGGTGTTGATGACGATCTTGTTGTTTCCGTCAGAGTCTGCGATGACAGGGATGTACGGACCCTCTGCAGCAGTGCCATCATGTTTGTGACCCGTAGAAGCTGAGAAGGCATCACGGAGAGCATTAAATTCTGCGTTTACAGGTGCAGACCTGACAACCGCCGTGGGTACAATGTCTGCGGCAGATTGGCGAGTATAGCCAGCCATGTATTTTATCTCCTGTCTGCGAGAGAGTAAGAAACCACAAACGACTGAATGGTGTGGCTCGGTTGGTCATTTAGGGTAACGTAGGTGATGGACATTGAGTCCCCAGAACCCTGGATGTTTGTCTTCCGTACTGGTGTAGGGTTACCATCGAAGATGTCTGTAGTGTCGTAGGTACCAGTACCGTAGAAGGTTGCAGCACCTGTTGTTGTAATCGAGTAGTCTACAGGCCTAAGGATATCACTGTCACCGTAGTTGTACTCGATGCCTAGCAGGATCTGTACTTCACCCTCAGACTTCAGGTAAGTGTGTAAGTCATAGTAGACCTTACGAAGAATAGGGTCATCCATGTAGAGGTAGGGGGTCTGGTACAGGGAGAAGATTGGGTTCTCACCAAATGTATTTCCAGACTCTTGTCTGTGTACTTTACCGCCAGAGTCTCCGTGGATTACAAACTCTTCTGTGTCTATGTAGCCAGAGTCAGCACAGGAAACCTCAATACCCACAAGCTGGGAGTACTCAAAGCCCCTGCCCGCCTCGCCAGCACGTCTGATTGAGCCAATAATCCCAAGGGATTCGGAGTTGGCAAAGAACAAACGGAACTGAGACTTATTATTCAGGACAAGGAGGCTGATTGTATCCAAGTCCTCGTTTCTGGTGTAAGCCTCGAAAATCGGCTGGATTGGCTTTGAGAGTGTACCAAGTTCAATGTCACCGATACGATCAGTAGCACTAATAGGTCTAATGCCATCAGGGCCGAGAAATATCAAATCACCATTAAATTCTACCACAGCATCAGACGACACACAACCCAGATTTTTTGTAACATCAGAGACAACAAAGTTGGCAATGTTATTACCGATCAGGCGTTTGATTCGACTGGTGCCAAAGATGTAGAGTTGGTCTCGGAAAGCCTTGATAGCTTTGATCTCAAACCCTACATTGATCACACCACCACCAGCCGCAGGGCTGAAGTCTGTTTCATCCAGGGGAGATGAGAAGTAGAGGAGGTTGGCTTCCGAAGGATCACCAGCAAGAAACAAGTGGCTGGAGAACTCTTCGGCATACTTAGGGGCAGAGGGAGCGTTTGTGTGGGTGATCTGGCTGTAGGTAGTACCATTCCAGACAGCAGCGGGATTTATACCATCCACCATAATCAGTTTGGCTACACCCCAGTTCACCTTCACAAAACGAACCTTGGTCACACCAGTCATGGTGGGGGTTCCAGCAGTAGAGGGAGTAACCCAGGCTTCTGTCGTAGCATTCCAGTAGTGGAAGTAGTCATTACCTGCCGCAGGCTTCCTACAGGCAAAGATGCCATCATTCAGGGAACCAAACACAGCAACGCCCAGGACAGGAGCCTCCGCCTCGCCGGGTACAGTACCATAGTCTGTGGAGAAGCCACTGATACGACGATACCCACCCTCAAGGGCAGGCTCGTAGTTGATCATACGGATTGCGGAGCCTGGGGCACCACCACCCTGAGTCAAGTAGTCTAGGTTGTTGATTAGACCCCCTTGGCATGGTGCAAGGAAGGATCGAATATTATCGGGCATCAACCTCTCCCATTAATCACAGTGCTTCTGACAAAGGTGGGGTCATCAAGGAGTACTCTACGCATCCGCTTGACACCGTCTTCAAAGTTACGCTGGTTAATCGTTGCACTCTGATCATTGGATCTGAACAGCATCATATACATCATGGCACCATCAACAACAACAGAACTGAACCGCTCAGGAATTACACACTCATCGTTGTATGCTGTCAACTCTGTGGGGAAGCTCCAGTAAACAAACTCCACCTCATAGGCTTTATCAGGAGTGGGGCTTACACCGAACTTGTTCTCGTAGGTCTGGTAGATCCTCAGGGGAGGGCCTTCCTGACCATTGTCATCCAAGGCTCTGTAATTCTGGATGTAGTCATCATAGTTGACAACTACCAGATGCTTTGGGTCGTTTGCCAGAGCCTCTACCTTTTTCAAGTAGAAGGTTGTGGTATCAGCAGACGAGTAGTCAGCAGGGTATGTGTACTCACGAGTACCTGCAGTCAGTGTCTGAACATATGTGTTTTTGAGGAAGGGCCAATCCTGGGAATCCTGCAGGATCTTTCTAATGCTATTGTTTACAGCATTCTTCGCCAGAGACTGAACACCCCTGACGGTATCGAAACCATCACCAGCTGGATCAAGAGTAACTTCATTCATACGAAGCAGGGTCTTGTTGATGAGTGTTACAAAATCATTAGCCATGCTTAGTAGTCTTTCTTGTATTCCATCTCAGTCTGAGACAGGATTAAGCTTCTATCCGGCCAAGCTGCAGCCAAAACACACTCGATATGAGTGTAACCCTTCTGCTCGGCATAGTGGAATCTGTTGTTCCCTATTGCAACCCTGTAGTCCAGATCTATCTCAACAGCCTTAGAAGGGTCATGTCTGGGATTGGCTTCTGAAAGGTACTCAAGGAACACAGACTGTTTCCAAACAATGGGTGGCCACAACATACCAGACTGATCTAGGGAAGTCTCTAAAGCTTTTCTAAACTTTGGATCTAGGACAGCAGCCTCATCCAGTTTCCAGTATACTTCAGTCAAAGAGAAAACTCTGTGTTCAAAGCCTTCTAGTTTTCGCTTGGAGTGAAGTATCCTCATCGGGTAGTGGGGGACCACCGAAGCAGCCCCCCTCTGTTACTTATGCGAGTTGGTCACGGTCAGCTTCTGCTGCACCATAACGGCCATCAATGTCCATCACAACGGCCCACACACGAAGAACACCACCAG